ATTTTTGTAGTCATATTAACCCTCAGCTCTTTGCAGCGGAGAGCTTCTCTAAAGGGGAAGCTTCTTCGGCTGGCTTATGGATAATCGCCCAAAGGTCAGGGTGATCTTTTTCCATTTTATTTAAAAGAGTATGCCAGGACCCTATAATTCTATTAATCTCTCTAAGAGTACATGCTCGAGGTCGATCTGGCAGTCTTTCATATTCTCTAGGAGAAGGAATGAAACCCTTCTCCGCAAAAAACATAGACAAATCCTGAACGAGTCTTTTTTGCTGTCCACTACGAATTGCCATTTTTCATCTTTCTCCTAATAAACCAAACAGTTAACATAAATGATAGTAATACAAAGTCGATAAAAAAGAACGACAAGTTACTCATCAGAATCTTCTGTGGGCCTTCCGCCTTCACTCGGATTAACTGCACTTCCTGCTATATTTGCAGGAATTCTCAATTCATCGAAACCTTCAACCGGCTCAAAGCCTAAGTTTTCTCTCGCTTCATTCGGAGAGATGAGACCCCCGTTTACTAAAGAAGTGTAATACTGAGATTGATCTCTAAGTTCCGGCTGCAAAGCAGGAATGTGCTTAATATCTTCTTCGATGGTAAACCCGAAGAAACGACTCAGTGCAAAATTTACTTTACGAACAATTGGAATAACCGTTTCCAAGTAATAAAGACGCATGTTAGGTCTTATATTTGCATTGTTACCGCTGTCAAGTAATATGGGTGGTACGCCAATAGCTTTAAGTATAACTTTCTCATTTTCTATAATAGCATCCTGAAAGTCCAAGTCTCTAAAGCTAACATTGGAAATCTGGTCTACCTCAACACCTCCATCCAAAATAAGAGGACGTCGTCCACCTGCATCTGGTCTGTAGCGAGCAATCCAAGACTGAATCATTCGCTCTTTAATCTTTTCTGACAAAGTATTCGGGCTTTTTAATACAAGACCTGGTACTGCTCCATTCTTGAAGAAGTTATCTTGAAACTGCCTCATATTTGACATGA